GGGGCTCCGGTGCGCCTGGCCGAGCCGGTGAAGGCTAAGGTCTGGGCTCGGGACGCCTCCGGCGCTATCGTCCAGAGCAGGAACCGCGTGATCATCCCGGAGGGCTGGTACGCCCTCCCGAAGGAATAATCCCATGTCCCAGCAAATCATCAACATCGGCACCATCGCCAACGACAACACCGGGGACACGCTCCGGGGCGCCGGGCAGAAGATCAACGACAACTTCGACGAGGTCTACGCCGCCCTCCCGCTGACCGCTCCATCGACCTGGGTGCCGGTGCTGACCGATTCCGGCGGCGGCCGGACCTTCACCTACACGGTCAACACCGCGCGGCATACCTCCATCGGCTTCGTGACCACATTCACGGCCGACTTGACCATCGACTCGGTCAGCGGTGCCGCCACCGGCGACCTCCGGATCACCCTTCCGGACGCCGTGTCATACGATGCCGCCCTGGCCATCTGGCTCGACAACGCCACCACCCAGGCCAAGACCGCGGTGATTGGCAAAGCAGTCGGCGGCACCTCCTACGCTGCGCTCTACCATTACGAGACCGGCGACATCACCAGCCTGGCCAGCCAACTCCAGGCCACGACCCGCCTTCTGATCTCGGGCACCTACTTCACCCCGTGACCATCATCGGATCCAGTCTCCAGCAGGGCATGACCGTGCTCCAGCAAATGCTGGGGGCGCCCATGTTCATCTGGGAGGGATCCTCCATCCGGTGCATACCGGCTGCCGTCACCGACGGCAACACCCCGGTGCCCGGCGGGTTCCAGGACAACGTCACCTCCCGGATCCTGGTCAAGTTCTCGGACTGGAAGACCTTCGACTCGACGCTCGTGTCGATGGACACGACCCTTTACACCCTGGACCAGGGCACCGAGTTCTCGAGGCTGCTGAAGGAGGACGGGTTCTACCTGCTGCAGGAGAACACCGACCGCATCGCCCTGACCTTCTGCAAGCCACGCCCGGTGGTTGGCCGCACGCTGGTCTACCAGGGTCGGACGCTCCGGATCCTGTCCTGCCGGGTGGACGCCTCCGGCGCCTACTACAGCCTCGAACTAGGAGCCAAGACACGGTGAGGCCTGCCGTCTACATGGAGGTCGACACAAGCCGCTTCGATGCGGCCTTGAAGCAGTACCTGCTGACGACCCGGCGCGACCTTCACAAGGCCATCAACGCCCGGTTCTTCTACCTCATGGTCCGCCTGTTCGTCCTGGTGCCGCCGCGGAGCCCTGGGCAGGAGCGCCGCCGGATCTCGGATTACCTCGGCAAACCGCTGGGCGACATCAACCGGAAGTCGAAGAAGACCGGCAAGCGCATCGGCCGCTCCCGCCTGCTGCGTCGGGTGCATCTGATCGTCCAGGCCAAGGAGGCCAAGGCGGGCCGCCGCGGGCTCTATGGCGAGGAGATGAAGACGATGGCCTCGGCCTTGATGCGGAAGTCCATCGCCTCGGTCGGCTACCTCCGGTCCGCGGTGGTCAAGGCCATCCGGGTCTACAACAAGGGCTTCACCCAGTTCCAAGCGCAGAAGTGGAAACCCTTGGTGAAGCCTGCCGGCTACAAGGCGCCGAAGAAGACCAACGCCGCCCTGGTGGCCTTGGCCAACCAATACGGCCTTCCAGAGGAGAACGTGGCCGTGCACAAGGGCACCCGTGCCCGCGGTTTCCAGGCTGTTCCAGGTTACAACCCGACCGCCACCATCGTCATGGCGGCCGGCATCGCCGACAACCAATACAACCGGGTCGCCAGCATCTACAACCCGGCCATGCAGCGGGCGCTCGACGACGAGACCGCCGAGCTGGCCAACCACATGACCGAGGCCCTGCTTGCCAACGGCAAGGTCCTGGAGGACAACGGCTTCGACATCAAATGAACGCCGTCGCCCTCAGAGCCGAGAAGGCCGTCGCCGACTACCTGGCGGCCGCCGACTGGTCGTCATCCGGCACCGGGACGCCCACCTGCCTGACGTCCTACAGCCGCGGCCTTTACGACGACCCGGATCTGCAGGACACGATGCCCAACTTCCCGCGCATCATCGTCTCGACCAACTCCGCGCGGCCGGTGCAGCGCACGGATCTGACCTGCGAGGTCGAGGTCGAGGTCGAGCTGCAGCTCTCGGCCGACGACACCGACGAGGCGGACGCCCTCTCGACCGTCCGCGTCCTGGACAACCGGATCCTGCCGCTGTTCGACGACAGCGGGGCCTCGGCCTTGGATGCCGCGGCAAACGACGACAACGGCCCATTCACGGCGCAGTTTGCCGCCCCGCTTGATTTCGGAGCCTCCTCGATTTCCAATCGGGCAAGGACCTTCACTCGGACCTTCTCCCTTTACTGCAGCGCAACCACCTAACCACCACCAATCATGGCTAATTCACAAGGCCGCGTTTATCGTTTCGGATCACCGGCCACCCTCGCCCTCTACAACAGCGCCGGCAACCTGGTCGTGACGCTCTACACGTCTCCGGACATGGAGTCCTACGACCTCACGCACGAGGCCGACACCGAGGAGGTCCGCAACAGCTCCGGCGAGGTCGTCGGGCACATCACCTACAACAACCGCCTTACCCTCACGGTCAACTTCATCCCGGCCGGCGCCAATGCCGCGGATGCGTTGAAGGCCATGGCCAGCCCGGATGCCAACGGCACCTGCGTGATCACCGGGGCGCCTGCGGTGCAATGTGGGCCCTACGAGGACGCCATCAACGCCCCGGGCAGCCCGGGCACCGGCCCTGGCGGCCGTTGGATCTATGCTGGTGGCGCTTCGCTGAAGTTTACCCAGACCGGCAAGGTCACCGGCACCATCACGCTCAAGCGCTACGCCGGAATGGGCACCACGGTCACCGGCGCCGCCATTGGCTTGTGACCGGCCTGGCCGACATTCTAAACGCAGCATCTCCTGCGACTCCAACCGTGCTTGGTCTCCGCATGGAACCTTTCACGGTCGGCCACGCCATACTACTCCACAGGCTCAATTCTCCATTCGTAATCGGTGGAGAAATCACATCAAGCTCATTGGTGGAGGCCGTTCTGGTCTGCAGCCAATCCGCTGTCGAGTCGGTCAAGACCATGGCCTCACCATTCCGGTGGCTGCCGCTGCGGCTGATGCGCTCCCGAGTTCAGCGGTCGAATCTGGTCCAGGAATGTGAAGCCATGAAGTCTTGGATTGAATCTCAAACCGATTGTCCGGAGGTTTTACAAAAGCCCGGATGTCGCGCAAAACGGCCGACAATGCCGTGGCCAGAACGCCTTCTCGTTGGATTGGTGGACATCGGTTTCAGCGAATCGACCGTCATTCAAATGCGAGTTGCCGATGCAGAGCGCCTCTATTTGACGAGGGCCGAGATGAATGGAGACGTTGAACTGTGGTCCGATAGGGACGAGGAGCTGTGGCGCTACGCTCAGGAACATTCAGCCAATCGAAATTGACGCATGGCAATTTTTTCTCTCATCGCAAAGCTCGGCCTCGATGGCACCGCCTATGAATCCGGACTCAAGCGGGCCAGCAGTCTGACGGACAAGTTCCGAGGCAGCATTGGCGCACAGCTTGGCGCAGCGCTTTCGGTCGCTGCGGTCGCCAGCTTTGTGTCCAAGGTGATTGAAACCACCGATGCCATCGGCGATCTTTCAGAGCAGCTCAACATCAGCACCGATGACGTCCAGCGCCTGCAGGTCTTGGCCAGTCAAACAGGGGTTTCTTTTGAGACGATGGCAAAGTCCATCACAAAGGTCTCTCAAGAACGCCTGAAAGCCATCGAGGAAGGTGGAAAGGCCAGAGAGTATTTCGCAGCCTTGGGCATCTCGGTCAGCGAGCTAAACGACAAGAGCCTCTCCAACATCGAGCTGATCACCAGAATGGGCCAAGCCCATCAGGATGCCGGCAAAAGCGCGCAGACTCAGGCCGCCATCATGGAGCTATTGGGCGAAAAGGCGTTCAAGGCTGCCGGTGCGATTTCCAAGATCAACGAGCTCGGCCCGATCAACCTCATAACAAAAGAGCAAATTGACGGCATCGGTCGAATGGCTGACCGCATCGACGAGATCAAGCGGCAGATGCTTGTGCAGGCCGCGCCATCGGTCAATTTCTTCGCTGACGCTATTGAAAGGGCGATCAAAGACGCGGAAGGCCTCGAAGATGGAATGAAAGGAATCGGCCAGATGCTGACAGGCAAGGGGTCCATCGTGAAGGCCGCATTCCAGGAGGCATTCGCCTCTCCGGAGGAAGCATCAAGACGTTTTGAACCTTTGCCGGTAATGCGTGGCGCTATTTCACGGATCGACATGAGAAAGAAGGAGACAGTTCTCGGAGGAAAGGACGTTCCAATTTGGGCGCAGTCGCTGTTGAATCAGACCAGGTCGCAGACATCGGAAATTAGGGGAATCAGAAGTAACACCGGACGAACGGCGAAGGCCGTCGAGGAATAACATGGCCACGATTCAAGGCATCCCCAACCCGACGGCGCTCGAATACATCGAGGTCAGCCGAGGCTACGAGAACACCGGCAATGGCCGGGTGGTGACGCTTGTCTACCGCGGAAGCAAGGACGCCCTCCGCATCGCCTCGGCCGACTGGGTCCGGATCGGCGCCCGGTATTCCATCCGGGAGGACGGCCCCTACTCGGAGGCCACGGTCACCGTCGGTGGCACCGCCTTCGATCCCGGCATCCCCATCCAAGAGAACGGGACTCCAACGCCTGGCGAGCTGGCCGACATCCGCTACGAGTTCCGGACCGATTACCTTGACCAATCTCTGTTTGCTTTGCCGGCTGTGGCCAAGGAGGCGGATTCAACGGGCAACCCGATGGCCTATCGGTTTGTCATCGAGACGGCGGCAAAAAATGGCGAGGCATTGCCAACGCCTCCTGAGAGCTTTGTCGGGAATCTTCCTATCGCGCAAAAGGTCTGGCGCTCTTTGTATCGGGGCGAAGACTCGGTCGCTGTGGCCCGGGTCAGCCTGACCAGGATCGCCACGTTCTCCGGCAACCTCGGGCTGCCTGAGGTGCCGCAGGGCATCCCGCCGGTCTACCGGCCCGCCTCGTTTGCATTCAACTGGAACCTGCCGTCGTCCGTCCAATCCATGCTTCCGCGGGTCCCAACCGATCTGGCAACGGGCCAGATCCAGGCGCCCAGCGGCACCGAATGGGGCTGGAAGCAGACCAACTATTCCTCGAGCCTCGTCCAGAAGACCAACCAGGTCGAGCAGGTGATCTCCTGGACGTTTGCTCCATACGCCACCGACATCTATCCCTTCTTCTAACCCTAACCCACACCATCCCCATCTATGGCAGACGAGATCCAAATGACGGCCCGGCTTTATGCGTCCAAGAATGGCGCCTACCTGCCGTCGGTAACCTACACCAAAACCGCCACCATGGTCGGCACCGACATGGGCAGCCAGACTCAGATAATCGGCCTGACCGTCGAGTCCCTCGACGTGCCGGTCGATGTCAGCAGTCCATACAAACTGCTGATCAGCAACCTGGACAACACCAACTATGTCGAGCTGGGCTTTGTGAGCGGCACCTACACCATGCGGATCCCGGCCGGCGAGACCCTGCTGATCCCCTACGTCAGCGCCACCCTGTACCTTCTGGCCAATACCTCCGCGGTGACCGTCCAGGCCACCTTCTGCGAAGTCTAACCGACCAACCCTATGGCAAACGAAGTCGAGATGTCGGCCCGTCTGTACGCCAGCAAGGGCGGCGCCGTGATCAATTCGCAATCTTACAGCACGGTGGCCAACATGACCGGCACCGATATGGGCCAGCAGACCCAGGTAGTCGGCACCACCGACGAGGCCTTGGATCTGACCGCCGACCTGGCCACACCCTACCGCCTGCTGGTGGTCAACCTCGATCTGGTCAACCCGGTCTCCATCGGGCCTTCATCACCCTATTCGTTCCAGATCCCGGCCGGTCAATTCATCCTGATCCCTTGGGTCGACGCTACAATGTACGTCAAAGCCTCGAACAGCCCGGTCAAGATCTTCGCCCAGTTCTGCGAAATCTGACGCCATGCCGATCCAACTGCCTGCCAAGCTGGCCGAGCGCGGTCTCAAGTCCGACCACGCAAGGGCGATCAACCAACTGATCGAGGCCGTCCGCCGGGTCCAGCTCGTCGCCGGGCCGGGCCAGCGGGTCGAGCAGAACGCCAACGGCACGGTGCTCAAGCTTCAGCCTGGCACCACCATCACCCAGACGTCCGAGGAGTCCTGGTTCTACTGACCTGCCATGCCCTACGCCGTCGACCGCCGGGAGAAGATGTGGACGGCGGCGAATCTCAACAGCCTCTACAGCCGCTTCGACCAGAAGTGCGCCCGGGTGCTGGATGACAAGTCGCCGCTGTTTGCCAACAGCAAGGACGGCCCGTGGGTCGGGCAATACCCTTACGGCGTCTGGTACGTCTATCGGAACGACCCGGACTCCTGCCGGCGCCTGGTCGACGACGGGGCCGTGCCCAACCCCTACATCCCGGGCATCGGCAGCATCTGGCGCAGCGAGCACAACGAGGTCTCCGCCCGCATCGAGCTGTCGAAGCTGGAGAATAAGCACGTCGACGTCGAAGGCGGGCAGGTCTACGTCGACCGATTCGTTGGCGCCGGCGACCCGTTCACCTGCGACGTCGGGCGGATCCACTTCTCCTTCGAGCTGCACCGCCGGGAGATCGCCGGCGTGCCCTACGACGTCCACCTCGGCTGGGATCCGACCACCGCGGGGCTGACCTCCTACGTCCGCGGCAGCCTCGGCCCCATCGACCCGACGCTGCCGCCAGGCCGGATCCATAAGCACCGCCTTGCCGTCGCTGAGATCGCCATCGAGGGCCTTTCGTCGTTCTCGATCCTCAACACCTATCAGCGCTTCGACTGCTGGCGGGTGCACAACTGCGGCGACAACGTGCTCCGGGTCAACCTGCAGAACCCGGATGGCAGCTCGGCGCCGCATTATGTCCCGAAGGGCGGGTGCCGCGCCTTCCGAAGGAAGCCCGACGGGAGCTGGGCGAACACCTGGCCGGGTGGCGGCGTCTGCACTTATTTCTTCCCATGCCTCACCGGCGACGTTCCATTTTTCGCGGGCGGCCCTCCGGAATGGTCCGCCAACGCGACAGAATCGCCCTTCCTGGCCTTGGAACGGTCGGCCGCGGCCAACAACGTCGCCAACCCGTTCGTGCTGCTGGAATGGCGCCGGGTGATGGGAGCGGTGCACGATCCGTTCGCCTCCTACGACATCCGCCAGATCTACCAGGGCGTCTACGGCGACCCGGGCGCATTCGCCAACGGTGTGGGCGACTGCGTCTTCACCTGGGGCCGCGCCCGTGTCACCTACTCGGACGCCACCGGCAATGTCTTCGACCAGCGGGTCGTCCGGTTCAGCGGCGCCGGCACCCTGGTGGCCGGCCTCCGGTCTCTGGGCATGACCGTGGTCGAGAACGCCACCAGCCTGACCCTGACCTCCAACCGCGGCATCATTCGGATCTATCCGGTCGACGCCAACATCTTCACCACCGCATCCGACGCCTTCTGGGAGATCGGCGGGTCGCCGGTGACCATCTCGACAGTCTACCCGCAGACCTTCATCCGATCCAATGGCGCCAACTTCTACGAGTCGAAGTCCTGGGCGGCAGGAAACGAGGTCACAATCTTCGACTCCATCATCGACCTGCGGAGGAAGGTCGCCGTCGAGGAAGGATTCCTCAGCAACTACGACGACGCCCCGGACATCCTCGAGGAGAAGGTCTCGACCGTCACGATGACACCAATGGGGCTGGTCGTCCGCGCGACCAGCTCGAGCGGCATCTCCGGCGACCTCCTGGTCAACTTCGAGGCCAACGCCGACAACGAGTCGCTGTGGATCGGCGACCGCCCGATCAACTGGGGCGTCGGCCCATGGGCCAACAGCCGCTACACGTCCACCACCCGGATCTACTACCTGCACCGGGAGCGCAGCACATCGTCTCCGCTGTGGTCGAACCTCTTCCCGGGCATGTCGCTGGCCACCGTCAGCGGCTCCTACAGCTCGCAGGCGGTCAACACCGCATTCATCCCTCCGGGCGGCCCATGGGGCTTTTCATCGTCCATCTACGACACCGAGAAGGCCCGGGCCTTCGGCTTCTCGGAATCAAGCACCGAGACCCGCGGCTGGGGCGCCGACTTCTGGCTCGACAAGTGGGGCGGTGCCGAAGGTGGGGACGCCTCGGTCCGGATCCCGGGCAGCCCCAACCGCACCCGGCAATACGAGCGCATCGTCGACCCGTTCACCTTGGACGAGCTGACCGGGCAGATCGAAAGCCGCACCGATGACATCTTCAAGGACCAGGACGGGGCCGCCTTCGCCGCCACGGTGCCGCTGCCGGTGACCGGGGCGGCCAATTACAAGGAGGGCCTGACCGACATCCGGTGGACCTACGGCAACGACCAGCAGTTCGCCCTGGACTTCTATGCGGTCGAGAATCGCCTGCTGGCCGGTGGCGGCCCATTCTTCCACAAGATCCCGAAGTCGCCCTGGCTTTGGAACCTGCTTGAATGGTCGGTCCGGAGCTGGACCCGCGCGGTGCCTTTGTGCCACGGCAACCTGGTCTGCCCGATCTTCGACGCCAGCGGGACCGCCGCGGTGCTGCAGGTGCTCACGGTCAACATGCTCCTGCTCGGGACGACCGGCTACGAGGCCGGCCTCGACATGGACGTCTGGTACGTCAACGAGGGAGCGCACGACATCCTGATCGCCAACGGCGTGCCCGCCTACAAGCAGGTCGACCCATTCGGCAACGACTACTGGTTCGTCCAGGCCATCGACCTCGCCGCCTATTGCAACCGGATGGGCTTCGCCTCCTGGAACTGGGACACGCAGGACGGCCGCCCCACCAAGAATCCGCCCGTCGACCCGACCCGCTACAAGTCGGTCCGGAACTACGGCCCGGGCGAGCGGGTGCAGGTCGGCAGCTACCTCGACGTCACGACCGGCGACTATGTTTTTTTGACCCTCCGATACGTCGATCTCCGACTTCCCAACGAGTTCTCCGCCTGATTTTTTGCCCCGTTTTCCTAAGGAAAACGCAGGTTTCCGTTTTTTCTGTAAAAAAGTGGTGGACGTCAAGTGATTGCCATGCCATTGTCTGCCCGTCGAACGAAGCAAACAAAGCAAGCAAAGCAAACCATGAGCTACGCAACACTCCAAGAACAAGAGCACTACGAGCACGAGGCCGGTGCCTGCAGCGAACTGCAGAACTGCCTGTTTGAAGCCCGGCTATTGGTCGCTGACAAGGCGGCCCCTGATCGGGCCAACATCAACCGAGCCTTGGCCCTCGGGCTGTTCGTTGTTGTTAAGGAGTTCCCGCAGTACTGCAAGTCGACTGATGCTTTCGCTGGTACTTTTACGGCTTTCGTTTGCGCTTATCCGAGCCGTGAGGCCGCAGAAGAGAAGGTCGCCAAGCTGTGCGGACCTTACGACGCCGATTACGACGTCTCTTTCGGAATCATAGCACCATAACACATCTTAGGGCACGGTGGTGCCCAGAACCACCCATCCGACCCGGGAGGAATCCGGGGATCCAGGGGCGCGACTGGTTCAACAACGCGCACAACTTCCCACACTCCCATGACCACAATCTCCAACCTCATCAGCGCCCTGATCATCGTCGAAAGCTCCGGCAACGACATGGCCATCGGCGACAACGGACGCGCCATCGGCCCCCTGCAGATCCACAAGGCTGTTGTGCTCGACGTCAACCGGATCACGGGCAGCCACTACCGGCATCAGGACATGACCAACAGGGCGCAGGCGCGGGCGGTGTGCGAGGCCTACCTGCGCCACTACGGCCGCGGCGCAAGCACCGAGCAGCTTGCCCGTCGTTGGAATGGGGGGCCGTCCGGCGACAAGAAGCAGGCCACCGAGGCCTACTGGGCCAAGGTCAAGAAGCACCTCAAATGAAACCCAAAACCATCAACGTGACCAACGACACCCACAAAGCGCTGCGGGCCTATTGCCTGCAGGCAGGCCTCAAGATGCAGGCCGTGGCCGACAAGGCGATCCTGGCCTGGCTGAGAAAGGCTGCCCGATGAAACGCATCCTTGCTATCGACCCGGGCCTGTCTGGCGGCCTGGCATACTACGGGCCCGCGGGGATCATCCTGGATTCGATGCCTGCGACCGACCTGGACGTGTCGATTCTGATCATGGACAGGCTGGCCATCAGCGACGTGGTCTACATCGAGAAGGTGGGCGGCTATATCGGAGGAGCGGGCGCACCGGGCAGCCGGATGTTCGCCTTCGGCAGGAACGTCGGGTTCCTGCACGGCCTGATCGCAGCGAGCAAGACCCGGGTGATCGAGGTGCCGCCACAGACCTGGCAGAAGACCGTCCAGGCCGGCACAGCCAAGACCCACGCGGACCGCTGGAAGGCCCATCTGAAGCAGATCGCACAGCAGCGGCAGCCTCGGCTGGTGATCACGCTCAAGACCGCGGACGCGGTGCTCATCCTCGAGCACGCCATGCTGCTGGAGGGCCTGAAGTGATCGAAGATCCGCAGGCCGAGATTGACCGGCTTAGAAAAAAGATCGCGCAGCTCTACGAAGGCGCAGAGGAGCAGCGTCAACGCATCAAGCGCATGGAGGACGCGGGGGATGCGATGCTGAACGCTGAGAATGACGATGAAGAATACAAAGCAATCCTTCAATGGAACAAATACAAAAAGAACAAGAGATGAACGACGCCGACTATGCAGCCGAACAGGCTTGGCAAGATCACTGTGATGCTGAGTTCCAAGCGGAGTTGGATGCGGCCAATGAAAAGATCAAGCGAATGGAATCATTCATCAACCGATTCCTAGATCCTGAGGACTTGGGCTACGCCGTGAACAACTACGTCCGCGACGATGCTCGTGAGGCTCTTGGGCGTGAACGAGTGGAGTCAAAGGCATGAATCCATTCAAATGGTATCGCAACTGGCGTATTCGTCGAATGACAGAGCGCATCGTTTATCTTGAAAATTACTGCCGGTTTTATGCCCCAGATGGAAAGTGCGCTACATCGTATGATGTTCATTACGGAATCGGCAAAAAGCAGGCTAAACTCGCAGAGCTTCGGAAGCGTGTGTACCACCTAAGAGAATTCTGACCATGAACCATCTTGTTAACGCCAACAAAAAGGTCAGCGATACACCGCGCACAGACCGGCAGGCATACATAACGTGGGATTTAATCCAGTTCGTGAAAGCCGGCTTCGCTCGCCAGCTTGAGCGGCAACTGGCCGGTGCGAACAAGCGGATCAAGGAACTGGAGGCCAAGGAGGCTGAACTGCAAGACCTCAAGAAGTGGATGGAGGGAAGATGAACGTACCAATCGGACCCGCCGCATTCGTGTTCCGCCACAAGCGAACCGGACAAATCGTAGTCGTTTCCAACGAGCGATGGCATGAATTGTACGACAAGAAGGAGGACTGGGAACATACCACCAGCCTGAACGCCTGTGGTGCTTTGCAGTACATCATCGACGCCAAACCGGCTGAACGGAACCGATACATCAAAAAACTTAAAGAATACCCATGAAACTCCTCCACGAAATGCCGGTCGATCATCCGATTCGGAACACCGCTCTGGTCAACCTAGATGTCCGCATCCGCTGCCGCCACACCGGCGCCAGGCGAGATCCGAGGAGCTGGAAGATCGGTGGCGACACCTACAACCGGCTCGGCGACACCTGGCGGAACAACTTCGACTGGGTGCTCAACCAGAAACCATGAATGACCGCATCAAACGCGACCGGGACGGCACCGGGCTCTACAACCTATCGAAGAAGGCAGCGGGCGAGATCTACCGCGCGGCCAAGAACTACAAGCTCAAGGACGACGTCACCACATGGAAACGACCAAAGAAGAAGGCCAGCCAATGAGACAACCGACCGACAGAGACGTGGCCAGGACGATGGAGGAATACGGCGGCAGCTTCGTCTCCCGCCTCGGGCACGCAGCGCTGGCCGCCGACCCCGGCAACCTCAAGAAGATCCGGGACACCTGGCCCGACTACTGGGCGCACTACACCCGGCTCGCACAATCCAATCTCGAGGACGAGCAATCGCCCTCATAACACAACAAAAACAACCAAGACAAAGCAACGACATGGGAATCACAGCAACCAAGAGCCAAGGCGGCGGCAACTTCCAGCCCTGCCCGGAATACCAAGGCAGGGCGGTCTGCGTCGACATCACGCCGCTGAAGGCCTACGAGACGCAGTTCGGCACCAAGGAGAAGTTCAAGATCGCCTTCGAGATCGACCTGATCGACGACTCGAGGAAACCGCCGCAGCCCTGGGTGGTCATGACCGCCCCGATGACGCCAAGCCTGCACGAGAAGGCAGCCCTGACCCGATTCCTGCGGGACTGGTTCGGCCGGAGCCTCACACCGCAGGAGACCTCCAGCCTCGACCTGGACACGCTCATCGGGCGCCCGGCCTCGGTGGTGATCGTGCACGAATCCAGCCCGGACGGGTCGAAGACCTTCGCCAACATCAAGCTGATCATGGCCCACAAGGCCGGCGAAGCCTTGAAGCCCAGCGGGCTCTGGGTCCGCCTGCAGGACCGCCCGCCGAAGGACGGAGCCCCGGGGCAACCCGGCGAGGCCGCAGGCGACAGCACCTACCGCCGCACCTCCGGCACCCAGGAGGTCGACGCCGACACCGACATCAGCAAGACCAAGGTGCACGTCGGCAAGCACAAGGGCGTCGAGCTGCGGGAGCTGACCGAGGAGGCCATCACCGCCCTGATCGAACATTGGCTGCCGAAGGCCAAGGCCGCCGAGAAGCAGACGGCAGACGACAAGCGGCTGATCCGCGGCCTGGACTGGTACCAGGATCGATTCAAGCAGGCCGAGCTGGCCCAACAGGACCTCGAGCAGGACGACATCCCCTACTGACCCATGACCACGCAGGAAAAGGTGCAGATCGCCTCGGAGATGCGCCGGGCCGGGGCCACCTATCAGCAGATCGCCTACCGCCTCGGCGTCTCGAGGCAACGCGCATGCCAGATCACCCAGGTCGGCGCCCGGCAGGATCTCGTTGAGTCTGTCTGGGGCTTTCGCTTCAGCGTCAGGACGATGAACTGCCTGGCCAAGATGGCCATCACCAAGAAGGAGGACGCCATGGTGCTCTACCAATCAGGCCACCTCAGGCCCAACATCGTCCGCGGGTTCGGCATCGTCTCATTCTTCGAGGTCTGCAGGTGGCTCGGCGTGCCGCCGACCGTGCAGAACCTCTGTCGCAACTGCGGCAAGCCAACTTCCTCGGCCTGTAGCTGAGGGGATCATGGACACAGCGGGGGGCGCGCATCCGCGGAATAACGCGCACAACAACTTTCACCACATGCCAGCCAATCCAACCATCATCTTCGACATCGAGACCGGGCCGCTGCCTGCCAGCGAGCTGGTCATCCCGCCATTCAACCCTGCCGACGTGAAGCTCGGCAACATCAAGGATCCCGACAAGATCGCCGCCAAGATCCAGGCGGCCGAGGAAAGCCACGCGGCCGACTACATCCGGAACGCCGCCCTGGATGCCATCAGCGGGCAGGTGCTCTGCATCGGCTACCGCATCGAGCACGACCAGCCCGCGGTGCTGTGCTCGGACGCCGACGGCGAGGCCGCCATGCTCCGGCAATGGTGGGCCGCACTCAACGACTTCCAACGCCAACCAAAGCTGGTCGGCTTCAACATCAAGGCCTTCGACCTGCCGTTCCTGATCCGCCGAAGCTGGCGCCATCGGCTGACGCCGCCCTATTGGCTGCGCCAAGGACGCTATTGGAACGACCTGATCGTCGACCTGCGTGAGGTGTGGCAGCTCGGTGACTCGAGAGCCCACGGCAGCCTAGCCTCGATCTGCCGGCACCTGAGCCTCGGTGAAAAGGCGGGCAACGGTGCCGACTTCTCGAATCTATGGCAGACCGACCGCGAGGCCGCCATCAACTACTGCCTGCGCGACGTCCAACTCACCCAGCAGGTCGCCGACATCCTCATCCCGTCCTACTGATGACCACAACCACCTGCCCGGTAATGGACGACATCGACAGCTTCAACCCGACCCCGGAGGCCCGGTTCCTCGCCTGGGCGACCACGGGCGGGAACGTCTTCCTCACCGGGCAGGCCGGCACCGGCAAGTCCACCCTGCTCGGCCGGTTCCTCGACTGGGCCCGGCTGAAGGGCATCACCGTGGCCGTCACCGCCCCCACCGGGATCGCCGCCCTCAACGTCGGAGGGACCACCGTGCACCGCTGGTGCGGCATGCAGCTCGGGCCACAGGACACCGAGACGTTCGAGGCCGCAGCCGCCCGACTGGAAAGCCACGGCGCCTACTACGGGGCGGTCAACCGTGTCCAGGAGACCTCGGTGCTGGTCATCGACGAGATCTCGATGATGGCCGGGCGGCAGCTCGACTTCCTCGACTTCTGGCTCAAGCGCATCAGAGAAGACGACGCACCGTTCGGCGGGCTCCAGGTGATCTTCCTCGGCGACTTCCTGCAGCTACCACCCGTCCGGACCGACGCCTCCAAACCCTACGACTGGGCCTTCCGCAGCGAGGCCTGGAAACAGGCCGATTTCAAGACCATCCGCCTCGAGACCGTCCGGCGTCAGAACGACCTGGCCTTCGTCCAGGCCTTGAGCGGGTTCCGCATCGGCAAAATGCGGAAGATCGACGCCGACATCCTGCGCTCCCGGGTCCAATGGTTCCCGAAGGCCGAGATCACCCACCTGCTGACCCACAACGCCCAGGTGGACAAGTGGAACACCTACCGCCTCGAGAACGTGCCCGGCGAGGTCCTGACCTTCGAGGCCCGCACCAAAGGCGTCGAGCAGGCGGTCGACTTCGCCACCAAGAACATGTCCACCCCCCGGGTGCTCCAGATCAAGGTGGGCGCCGCCGTCATGTTCACGGCCAACGACGCCGAGCAGGGCTTCGCCAATGGTCAGATCGGCACCATCACCCGGGTCAGCGGCACCGTCATCCATGTCCACAGCCGCGGCAGCACCATTTCCTTGGAGCCACGAAAATGGTTCTTTGACAACCTGGGCGTGACCGTCTGGCAATACCCGCTCCGCCTGGCCTACGCCATGACCATCCACCGCGCCCAAGGCCTGACCCTCGACGCCGCCTACATCGACATCCGGGCCGCCCGGGAGCCCGGGCAAGGCTACGTCGCCCTGAGCCGCGTCCGCAGCCTGCCGGGCCTGCACCTCAAGGAATGGCCGAAGGGCTGGTTCATCTCAGAGGAGGCCCTCGCGTTTGAAAGGGGAGAACGATGACATGGATACTACCAAAACAACTACACACATTGGCCTGTGCGCTGGATACGGCGGCATTGAGCTTGGACTCAAACGAGTCATCCCGAATCTGCGCTCAGTCGCTCTTTGTGAGATCGAAGCCTTCGCCATTGCGAACCTGGTCAGCAAAATGGAAGCGGGACTCATGGACCCGGCACCTATCTGGCCGGATCTTAAGACCTTCCCTTGGGCAGCGTTTCGCGACCGAGTGGACATACTTACTGGCGGTTACCCGTGCCAACCATTCAGCGCAGCCGGGCAGCGCCGAGGCAAAGAAGATCCGAGGCATCTATGGCCCTACATTGCAGATGGCATTCGACTTCTCCGACCCAAGCTCTGCTTCTTTGAAAACGTCGAAGGACATATCTCGCTGGGGTTGTCCGACGTCATCGAAGACCTGGCAGGAATGGGTTACAGAACAACGTGGGGCATATTCTCAGCGGCTGAAGTCGGCGCGCCTCATCAGCGGAAGCGGGTGTTCATCCTGGCCCACAAGCTCGGCACGGGACTGGAAGGGTTGCTACACGACCCTGCAACGCAAGGACGGCAAGATGCGGGGCGACTTGTTGCCGGATGCGGTGAACATCGAGGAGATGCATGGCCCTCCCGTCCCGGCGAGCAGCAGTACGGATGGGAGCCGCCCAGAGTCGTGGGCGACACCAATCATGGGCGACTCGCATCTAGCCTCAACGCCGGAAGCTGCACAGAAGCGGATCGAGGAGGGCAAGGTGACGTTGAGCAGGCAGAATCCGGGCAAACTCAACCCCCGCTGGGTGGAGACGCTGATGGGGCTGCCGGTGGGATGGACTATGCCGAGCTGTGTGTCTCCTGTGACAATCGCACCGATGAGCTGCGCCTCCTCGGAAACGGAGTTGTCCCAGCAACCGCTGAGCGGGCCTTCCGGGTGCTGATCAAAGAGCTTTTATGATCTCCCTTCACGACCTCGAGCAATGGCTCGGCACCCCGCTCTTCATGGTGCCATGCCGCCCCGGAACCAAGATGCCGGTGGTCAAATACACCCAGGAGACCCTGCAGGGCACCGCACGGCCCGCCTACCAAGCCCTGCTGGAGCAATCGAACATCGCCGTGCGACTGGGCGAACACTCGGGCGGGCTGTGCGCCATCGACTTCGACGACGACGACAGCCTCGAGGAGTTCCTGGCGGTCAACCCGCACCTCCGGACTTCCGCGCGGTGGAAAGGCCGCCGCGGCGCCCAGATCGGCGTTCGCCTGACCGGCACCTACCCGGGCCCATGCAGCGCCCGCCACCCGACCGAGACCGTCGAGGTCAACGGCCGGCAGCTCGGGCGCCCCCTGTACGAATGGCGCAGCACCGGCAACCTCTCGACCGTCCGCGGCACCCACCCATCCGGCTGCAGCTACCAGGTGCTCGTCGCCAACCCGCCGGTCACCATCGCCTTCTCGCAGATCCGCTGGCCGGAGGGCTGGCCGGTTCCTGGCGAGGACGACAGCGTGGCCCGCCTCCTCGAGCAGTTCGGCGAGGCCTGGACCTTCAACAAGGCCGGCAACGGCACCCTGCAGCCCCCATTCTTCGCCGCCTACCTCGCGCACCGCGAGCGGGTGCTGTTCGACACCGTCACCGGCCAGTTCTACTTCTACCTGCCCGACCGCGGCATCTGGCAGTCGATGTCCAGGGAGGAGGTCGGGCAACGTGTCCTGGCCATGGCCCGGAAGATCATCCTGGACCACGCCGCGGCCCAGCAGGCGCCCCACCTCCGCACCCTCCTGCCGAAGCTAACCGCGCAGTTCAGCAACCAGGTGATCGAGCTGGCCAGCCACCTCCAGGTCGAGCGGGCGCCATTTGGCCGCCCCGACTCGGTGGTGCACGCCGAGAACGTCATGGTCGACCTCCGGGTCAGCCCCTACGGCATGCACAGCTTCTCGCCGGAATGGTTCAGCCGGAACCAGACCCCCATCCGGTACGTCGAGGGCGCCACCAGCCCGATGTGGCAGGCCTTCCTCGACCATTGCCTGCCGGACCAGGACGACCAACGCCTCCTCCAGCATTGGGGCGGCCTCGCCCTCCTCCAACGCAACCGCCCGCAGGTGATCTTGCTCCTGACCGGCACCGGAGGCGGCGGAAAGTCCACCGTGGCCGGCGTCGTCCGGCGCCTGGTGGGCGACGAGAACTGCACCGAGCTCCGCACCCAACACCTCGGCGGGCGCTTCGAGGCCGGCCTGTTCCACGACAAGACCCTGCTGATCGGCTCCGACGTGGCACCGGACTTCCTGTCCTGCGACTCTAGCGCCTTCCTCAAGGCCATGACCGGCGGCGACCGGATCATCGCCGAGTTCAAGAACAAGAACGGCGTGAAGACTCTGGTGGGCGACTGGAACGTCATCGTCACAGCAAATAGCCGGCTGAAGGTAAACGTGCAGGGAGACCTAGGCGCTTGGGCACGCCGGCTTCTGTTGTTGGATTTCTCACAGCCGAAACCATCGACGGTCATTCCAAATTATCACGATGTGATGATAGACAAAGAAGGGCCAGGCATCCTCAACTGGTTCTTGGCCGGCGCTAAATCACTTCGCCTTGTAATAGAATCGGGACGGTCTTTTCCTATTACTTCAAAGCAACGACACCGGGTCGATAACCTGCTTTCAGAATCCGACAGCGTCCGGTACTTTATCACCAACCACGTCCAGGCCTCTAGCATGGCCGCCGATTGCATCACGCGGTCCGAGTTGTTCGAGGCCTACCTCCAGCTGTGCGGTGCGAAGGAATGGTCGCCGGAGCCCAACAACCGCTTCCAGCGCCGGGCTGCGGAGCTGATGCTCGAGCTGCACCAGGCCACCGCCACCGAGCACCTGCACCGGGACAACCGCGACGATTCAGGCGACCGCGGGTGGATCCGGGTCGTTTTCACCGGCCTCCATGACCTGTCAAGATGAGAAAACCGACCCCTGTTTTTGTTCTTGAAGTCGGCCATGTGGCACACTTCTCGAAAAGATGTGTGCCACAGAAAACCCGCGCCAGTATTGGTCCAAATGCGATGTGGCACACAAGTCACACATTTTTCTGAACTCACCCGTACCCACGAGAAAATGACCGTTTCAGCGTATTCAGTAGGAACCGAGTCGGAAAAACGTGTGACTTGTGTGCCACACGGCAACCCAGGCCTCCAGCTCGACCTTGTCGCAAACCTCCGTCGCCAATCGTCCGGCTTTGTTGGACGGTGCCCAGCATGCGCCGAGGCAGGCCAGGACAAAGGCGGGAACCACCTGGTCATCTGGCCCGACGGTAAGTTCGCCTGCGTCTGCCACCCAGGCTACCAAGGCCGGGAACACCGGAAGCGCATCTTCTTCCTGATCGGTAACAAACAACAGAAGCGATCATTCAACGTATCCATTCAACCTTCCCTGCTGTGATACAACAATACGACATCGAACGCGCCAAGCTACTGGCGGAAGCAAAGGCGCTTGTCGCCAAGGCGGTCAAGGCTGGCCTCATGTCCTATCCACTAGGCGTGAAGCTCGACATCACCGGAACACCTATCAACGTGATCGACCCGGATTATCAGACGCCGTCTCGTATTCACACACCGGAATTATGTTTGAAGGCATACGAATTACGCGAGCTGGGTTTATGTCTTGATGATGTGGCAAGGCAATGTGGTTTGCCGAAAGGATCCATCGTTTATGTGATCAGCAAAGGCCACGAGCTGTTCCTCGCCCGCGAAAGGGCCGAGCGCAACGCAGCCAACAGCGTCAAGGAGTCTCCTTGACCCCTCCCAGAAACAGGTGAACGCGAGACCCCTATGATCTCGAGCGATCAAGTGCAGATTTCCTTTCCTATGCCACCCACCCACCTCCAATTCCTCATCGACCAGTTCGGCCTGGCCAACACCGCCTGGTTCATCCGCCTCATGAAGCGCGGGACCTCTCCGGAGCAACTGGCCGGCTACTGCGTGCCAGATCCGCGCGACAGCCGCCGGGACGGCGTCTTCCGGGCGCTCCAATATGCCGCGTCGGTGCCGGACTCGGCGCTGCCGGAGAACATCCGCACCGCCCTGCGCCCATGACCCAACGAGCCTACGCGGAACACTCGGGCCTGACCACCGGCTACGTCACGATGCTGGTCAAGAAGGGCATGCCGATGGACAGCCCGGAGGTGGCGGACGCCTGGCGGGCGCAGAACATCCGGGCCAAGAACATCCGCCGCGTGACTGACCCGGAGCCTGAGGAAGGCCCCGCCCCGGAGCAGGAAGGGCCCTACCGGCCCGCGGAGGCCTCGAACCCCATCGACACCGCCACCGCGGCCACCGACTCGCCAGAGGGCGCCTACGAGCGGCAGCGGCAGATCGAGCGGGCGGCCTACGATCTGGCGGTGCAGGCGCTTCGGCAGCGTCGGGCTGATGCCGGGCGCCTGGTGGCGATCCATGCCGCGGCGGCCAAGAATCTGACCAGCGCCCGGGACGAGGTGACCAACCAGGCCGAGCGTGAGCGCCGGCTGGTCTCCGGCGACTGGGTGCGCCGTGTCATGCAGGAGCACGACGGGGCGGTGGCCTCCCTGCTCAAGGCCATGCCAAAGCAGCTTTCCGGACGCATCGCACCGCATGACCCGGAGCACGCCGAGCGGGAGCTGACCCGCTGGGTGCAGGAGGTGGCGCTGAAGACCCTTCATCAGACCGACCCATGGAAATGACCTACCAGCTCCACCTAGGCGATTGCCTCGAGGTGCTCGCCGGCATGCCCGACAACTCGGTCGACAGCATCGTCACCGACCCGCCCTACGGCCTGTCGTTCATGGGCAAGCGCTGGGATTACGATGTGCCCAGCGTGGCCATCTGGGAGCAATGCCTCCGGGTGCTGAAACCCGGCGGTCATCTGCTGGCCTTCGCCGGCACCAGGACGCAGCACCGCATGGCGGTCAGGATCGAGGACGCCGGCTTCGAGATCCGGGACATGATCGCCTGGGTCTATGGCTCCGGCTTCCCGAAGTCGCTCGATGTCTCGAAGGCCATCGACAAGGCCGCGGGTGCTGAGCGGGAGAAGGTGCGCGTTGCCGCAATCGACCTGAAAAACCCTCCAAACCTTGTTGGCGGGGTCAACAACGGAAGCGACAGACCGTGGCGAAAAAAAGCGATGGAAGTCGGCTATTACGAGAAAAACAGCAATGAACCCGCCACCGACGCCGCCCGGCAATGGTCCGGATGGGGCACCGCCCTAAAGCCTGCCTTGGAGCCGATCACCATGGCCCGGAAGCCGCTGATCGGAACGGTGGCCGAGAACGTCCTGACGCACGGCACCGGGGCAATCAATGTGGATGGGTGCAGGGTGGGGGATGAGGTGCGGCTCAATTCAAGCGCCGGAAACAAAGACTTGGAAAACAGGAAAACGGTCACACCGATCTCCAGCCACAAAGAGACAGCCGGACGAGAATGCATCGGCCGATGGCCTGCTAACCTGATCCATGACGGCAGCAACGAGGCCTGCCTGGCGCTCAAGTCCGGCGCCCGATTCTTCTACAGCGCCAAGACCGGCAAGGATGACCGGAATGAAGGCTGTGAATCTTTTGAAGAAAAACCTGCCGGAGGAATGCAGGGTCGAAATGACGGCAGCCTTGGCACTATTACTATGTCCAAAAACCATCATCCGACCGTGAAGCCTACCACCCTGATGGCCTACCTCTGCCGGCTGGTGACGCCACCCGGAGGCACCGTGCTCGATCCGTTCATGGGCTCCGGTTCGACCGGCAAGGCGGCCACGGTCAACGGCTTCCGGTTCATCGGGATCGAACGGGATCCGGCCTATCACAAGATCGCCGAAGCCCGGATCTCCAACCAACACCAAGGCCGCCTTTTATGATCCTGACCGACCTGCAGCGCTCTTTGCTCGACTACCGCCGCAACCTCTACCGGCCGACCCCGCAGCAGACGGTGGTGGAATGGTCCGAGGCCAACCTCAAGCTGACCGCGCGGCAGACCGAGCACCCGGGGCCGTTCTCGACCTCGGTCCGGCCCTACACCCGGGAGCCGATGGAGGACTGGAAAAACCCGTCGGTCTCCGAGGTGACCTTGTGCTGGGGCTCGCAGACCTCGAAGACCACGACCCTGATGGCCGGCCTGGCCTGGCTGATCGCCAACGAGCCGAGCCCGGCCTTGTGGCTAATGCCGAGCGAGAATCTCGCCCGATCCTTCTCGAAGTCCCGATGGATGCCGATGCTCGAGGACAGCCCGGCAATGCTCGAGTGTTTCCCGGCCGAGGCCGACAAAATCACCAACCTGGAGCAGAACTTCACCCGGTCGACCCTGACCTTTGTCGGGTCCAACAGCCCGGCCAACCTGGCCAGTCGCCCGGTGCGGGTGCTGATCGCCGACGAGGTCGACAAATTCGCCGAGGCAACGGCCAAGGAAGCCGACGCCCTGGATCTGGCCGAGCAGCGTCTCAAGTCGTTCTCCAGCTCAAAGGCCTTCATGACCTCGACACCCACCGTCGTCGAGGGCCGGATCTGGCAGCGCTTCCTCCGCGGCGACCAGCGCCGTTTTTACATCCCGTGCCCCCATTGCCGGGAGCCGATCAAGTTGCTGTGGCCGCAGGTGACCTGGGAAGACGCCAGGACCGAGGACGGCAAGCCCGACCTGGCCAAGATCCGGGCCTCGGCGCACTACGTCTGCCAGCTTTGCCAGGGGCGCATCACCGACGCGCACAAGGTGGCCGCCCTGCGCCACGGGCAATGGATCCCGGAGAACACCGGGGCGCTGCCTGGCGTCCGGTCTTACCACCTGTCCAGTCTCTACAGCCCCGACCGCAAGTGCACCTGGGGGCATCTGGCGGTCTCCTTCCTCGAGGCCAAGGCCTCCATGGCCGGCCTGCAGGGCTTCATCAACGGAACCTTGGCGGAGCCCTGGGAGCAGCAGGACGTCCAGCAGGACCGAACCGAGACCGCCCAGATCGTCCGGGTGGACGGCGGGCGCCGTTACCTGACCGCGGACGTGCAGGCGGTGGCGCCGTTCCTCTGGTGGGTTTGCCGGGAATGGAAAGATGGGCACAGCACCCTGGTGGCCGCCGGACATGCCGACGACTTCGCCGCCCTTCGGCGGGTGCAGGTGAAGCTCGAGGTGCACGACATGGACGTCGGGATCGACTCCGGGTTCAACACCCAGACGGTCTACGATGCCTGCGCTGGCTATTCGACGATCACCTCCAACCCGGTGACCTTCCCGTGCGGGCTGCGCTACCCGCCGGAGGGCGGGCTCCGGAAGCCCATGGTCATCGGCTGGATGCCGCTCAAGGGCCGGGAGGTGGGCGCCCGGTTCACGACAAAGTCCGGGGCGGTGCACCCGTTCGGCATCTCGACCTCCTCCTCGATGCGGACCGATGTGGTGCAGCCGCTCCTGGTCTTCGACACCGAGCACCTCCGGGAGATGCTTTCCCGGCTTCGGAAGGGCGACATCGACCGGGAGTGGGGCATCTCGGAGCCGCCGGCCGAATGGCAGGTCGACGGCGCCTACTTGGCCGAGCCCGACATTTACTGGCGGCATCTCGACTCCCATCTGCTGCGGCCTCAGGCCAACCGCGCGGGCCGGATCAAGCACGTCTGGACCAAGCGGAACCAGAAGTGGCCGGACCACTTGCACGACTGCGAAATCATGCAGCTCGCCATGGTGATGCTGTGGAATGACCTGATCCCGCAGGAATCCACAACAAGCGCTTGATCTCTGCGGGTCCACCAATATGGTCCGCGCCGTGTTCACGTACACCGTGGCCATCAAGCGGGCCTATCTCCGCAGCGTCTACAGCGCCCTCGGGGGCGCCACGCTGCTGGCCGCCCTGACGGCCAAGGTGATCGCCGCGGCCTCGACCATCGAGTCCGGGCAGGTGGTGCGGTCGACGTCTTCCTCGGATGTCTCGGTGGAGTTCGCCGAGCCCGGCAAGGGCGCCCCGACCCCGTCCGAGATGGTGGAGATGTGGGAGTCGTTGATTGGCGACTACGATCTGGCCGTTGAACTGCTCAACCAGGACGGCATCTCCAGCCCGACCGACGCGCAGATCTTCGCCAAGCTGATGGCGGAGGTGCTGGTCGCCGTCACCTCCTACGGCGGCGACTTCTCCAACTTCCGCCGGGAGGGAACCATCCGCACCGGAATGACCTGATGGGCCTGATCACCAACATCCTGTCGAAGTTCCGCTCGGCGCCCGTCGACCGCTACGAGGGCGCGACCAACAGCATTCGCCGGTCGTTCCTGGACACCTCCTACACCTCGGTCCGGTTCGACGTCACCTCCTCGACCCGACAGCAGATCGTCCGGAAGTCCCGATTCTTCGAGCAGAACAATGCGGTGATGAACCGCCTGGGCGACCTGTTCGAGAACTACACGGTCGGCAGCAACTTCTCGGTGCAGCCGGCCAGCTCGAATCCGGACTGGAACCTGCGGGCGAAGCGCTGGTGGGATCTCTGGTGCCGTTTCCCGGACATCGGCTCTCGGCAATCGTTCGGGACCCTGATGTCGCTGGCGGCCCGGGGCTGGTTCTACGACGGCGAGTCTTTCATCCTGCTGACCCGCGGCGAGTCCGGGCGGCCCCGGCTGCAGCTCATCGAGCCGCAGCAGGTGGCGACCCCGACCGGCCAGGAAGGTCAGCCCGACATCTTCGACGGCGTCCGGTTCGACCCCAAGACCGGCCGGGCGCTTGCCTATTACATCGGCCAGGAGCAGCAGCAGGGGCAACTCAGCGACATCCGGTCGATCTCCTCGGACTCGATCATCCACATCTTCGAGGCCCAGCGGGCCGGCCAGCTCCGCGGGCTGCCTTTCGTCGCCTGCGTCATCAACGACCTCCATGACCTAGACGACCTGCAGCGCCTCGAGATGGAGTCTTGCAAGCTGGCCTCCAGCGTGGCCCAGATCATCAAGACCAGCTCGGGCGAGGTGCAGGCCACCAGCCTCCGGTCTGGCGTGGCCGGCAGCCAAGGGACCGCCCAGACGTACTACGAAAACATCTTCGGATCGACGGTCAAGGTGCTGAAGTCCGGCGACGAGTTCGAGCAGTTCCAGGCCGACCGCCCCAACGTCAATATGCGGGAATACTGGCGCAGCCTGACCGAGAAGGTGTGCGCCGGCGTCGGGATCCCGTACGTCTTGGTCTTCCCGGAGGGCATGCAGGGCACGGTCTACCGCGGAGCCCTCGACATGTCGTCGGTCTGGTTCCGCAGTCGACATCAGGTGATGGCCTCGGCCGCCCGCCGCATCTGGGAATATGTGATGGAATACGCCATCCGCGTCGACCCGACCCTGCAGGACTCTCCGGACGATTGGTACGAGGTGGCGATCCAGGCACCCAGAGCGCCCAACGTCGACGTCGGGCGCAACTCCGCGGCCCAGCTCGCCGAGCTGGAGGCCGGCGTCACGACCTACGACGAGATCTACGGGGCCCGCGGCATCGACTGGCGCTCGGCCCTCGAGGCCAAGGCCCAGCAGGCCAAGCACATCCGGGACCTGGCCTCCAAGTACGGCATCGACGTCTCCGAGATCTCGGTGGCGCAGAAGCAGCCCATCGCCCCGGAGCCTGCGCTGCCGGTGGTCGAGGACACGCCCTCGGGCGAATCGCTGCCGGAGCCCATCCCTGCAGAACCGCCCGGGCAAGTTATTGCCAAGGCGCCGGCAAGGCGCAAACTGAAGGCGAAGAAGAAAAATGACTAAGGTCACCAACTGGCTCTCCTACAGCCCGCGGGCTTCGGCCCACGAGCCCGCCATGCTCCAGATCTTCGACCAGATCGGCGAGGACTGGTTTGGTGGCTCCGGCGTCTCGGCAAAGGCGTTTGCCGACGCCCTGCAGTCGGTTGGGCCTGGCCCCCTGGTGGTTGAGATCAACAGCCCGGGCGGCAACGTCTGGGACGGCCTGGCCATCTACAACATGCTCCGGGGCCGGCAGGCGCCGGTTACCACCCGCGTGGTCGGCATCGCCGCGTCCATCGCCTCGATCATCGCCCTGGCCGGCGACGACGTGGAGATCGCCGAGGCGGCGCTTTTCATGATTCACGACCCGTCCGGCATGGTGGCCGGAACCAGCGGCGACATGCGGAAGATGGCGGACGCCCTCGACCAGCATGCCGAGGTGCTGGCCGGGATCTACGCCAAGAAGACCGGGCGGACGACCGATTCGATCCGCGCGGCCATGAAGGCCGAGACCTGGTTCACCGCGGGCGAGGCCATCACCTTCGGCCTGGCGGACCGTTCCACCGAGCAGCTCGCCATGGCGGCCTGCTGGCATCCGCGGGCTGTGACCAAGACCGCCCCTCCGGCGGTGCGGGAGGCCCTGGACAAGGGCATCAAGCAGGTCGAGCAGGGTCTCGGTGGCGAAGGCCTCGAGCCCGTGACCATCCGCGAGGCCTACAGCCTCAAGGCCGGCGAGGCGCCCACCGAGGCCAAGGTCCGGAAGGCGAATGCCTGGTGGGCCCGCAACGAGCGCTTCCTCGATGCCGAGCCCGACAGCCCGGCCGATGTGGCCGCAAACCTATGGGGCGGCGCCGCGGGCCGCGACTGGTTCCGGGCCCTCTACGCCCAGCTCGAGCAGGAAGAGCTTGAGGAGGCCGAGGAGGAATCCATCGACGACACACTTTCGACCGGCAGCACTTCCGCTGCCGTCGATGGCGCGACAAACGCGCCGACATCACAGACACCACAAACTGATATGAGTGATACCAACACCGTGGTGGCGGCTGCTCCTACCGCGCCGTCCGCCGCCCTCGACATCGAGGCCATCGTTGCCAAGGCTGTTGCCGCGGCGATCTCGGCCAAGGCCCCCACCGCCGCCCCTGCTCCGGAGCCCATCGCCCCGGTCCGCATCGAGAACCTGGGCAACCCGCTGCTCGAGGCTCACAAGAAGATGCAGGCCGGCGCCAAGCGCCGCGAGTTCCTGATCCAGAACCACAGCGAGCTGCTGCGCCAGGCGTCGATCCATGCCCCGCAGAACGCGAACACCTTCACCAGCACCTTGGTGGTGGATTACCTCGCCGACGCCGTGATCACCGTGGCCGCCACCCGGCTGGCTCTGGTTAGCGCCTTCAGCCGCAACGTCGGCCTGGACAACCTCCGCCCCAAGGCCACGGTCCGCGTGAAGCGCTTCACGACCGGCACCGCCGCCCAGGTCAACCCGACCAACTGGGAGACCAACAACGACTCGACGCTGGCCGCCACGAGCGTCTCGGTCGACCAGATCTCGAAGAACTTCACCGTGACCCAGGAGGAGCTGAACCAGGGCTTTGCTCTGGCCGACCTCGCCCAGGGTTCCGCCGACCTGTTCGCCTACGGCATCAGCGACAAGCTGACGGCCCTGATGACCGCGGCCAACTACGGCACGGCCATCACCATCGGCACGGCTGCCAACTTCGACACTTCGGATCTCCCGGCGATCCTGGCTGCGGCGAAGAACTACCGCTCGAAGAACCTGATCCTGGACGGTGGCCACATCGCCCGCCTGCAGTTCAGCTCGGCCTCGAATACGTTCCCTGATGGCCGCCTGGACAGCCTCAACAACGGCCGCTTCGGCTTCGACATCATCGCCGAGAACAACCGCTGGACCTCGGCCGAGACCAACACGGCCGGTTTCGTCTGCGGCCCTGATGCCATCGCCATCGCCTCGGGCCTCCCGGTCGGCATGGTCGCCGGCGAGTTCATCGAGCAGCGCACGGTCACGACCAACAACGGCCTGAGCTGCCTGCTGTCGGTCTGGTACAGCCGCGCGACGCGCAGCCACATGGCGTCCTACGACATCATGTTCGGCGCCGGCGTGGGCGACTCCACCCAGGCCGAGGTGCTGATCACCGCCTAAGGCTGACCCATGAGAATCGCCACAACCATCTCGGTGGACCGTAACGGCAAGACCAAGATCGTCGCCGGTCCCGAAGTCGATGCGTCTCTCCAGCGCTCCGACTTCAACACCGCGAACGTTCCCGAAGGAGGCAAGCTCATCCTGTGGATACAGGGAGCCCTGGCGCCGAAGATTCGCAAAGGATAAAAAACCAACCTGGGGGCCTCGGCAATCCGGCCGGGGCCCCCTCTACTGAAAAAACAAAATGGCCGTCCAAGCAGACATCGCAACCGAGTACAGCATGGGCCGACAGGGGTTCCAGCTTGTCACCGATACCGCCGCGAAAACCGGCAACTGGTCGTCGCTCGTACCGATTGAGCCGACGGTGTTCTCGTCGATCACCGGCACCAACATCAGCGGGACTTGGCTGTCCAAGACCATCCCGACCGGACAGGTTCTTCCCGGTGACATCACCGGCTTTCAGATCAACTCCGGTGCCGTGATCGCGTTTCTCGCTCGCACTCCGTGATCTCTCTCGGACTAGCAATCGACCGCACACGACCGCTCAACGGCGTGATGCCTGAGCCGCCGATTGAGCGGAGGGACATCCTCTGCGAGAACGGCGACTTTCTGGTGCAGGAGGAAAACATCGGCGGCAACCGGCTGGTCTATTCCTTCGGCACGTTCGATTCGCTGCTGACCGAAGGCGCAGATTTTCTAACACAAGAAGACTCGGGCAAACTCATCCTCACCGTTTACTGACCTATGGCAGACCTCAAAATCTCAGAACTGACAAACCTCACGGCGGCCGATCCGGCAAACGACATGATCCCGATTGTGGACGTGTCGGCAACGCCTCCCGCATCGGGCAGCACCAAGCGAATCTCGATCAACAACATCCTCGCTTGTTCGCCCACCGCCACGCTCGCCTCCGCCACCATCACCGGCGATCTGACGGTGGATACGAACGTGTTGAAGGTTGATTCGACGACAAACAATGTCGGAATCAATCAAACCAATCCTTCAGGTTGGCTTGCTAATGGTCTTGGAATAGGAAATGGATCTAGTGATGCAGCCGCTACGATCTACACAGGAACTGCCAACACTGGATATCTGTGTTTTGCAGATGGAACAACCAGTACTGACAGGTATCGTGGATACATCGGATATCTTCACAATGGGGATTCTTTAGCTTTCGGGGCAAATGCAATAGAGCAATACCGCATTGCTCCGCTTGGCGTGTTCACATGGTACGACGGCGCTGGCGGCACCCGAATGACCCTCAACAGCACGGGGCTGGGCGTGGGGGTTGCGAGTCCGAGCAATAAAATGCATGTTCAGGTTGCTCCTCCAACGACTAATGCAGACGGATTGCGTGTTACAGATTCAACGCGTTCTATTGGTGTTTATCAAACCGGAGCGACTTACAGCTATCTTGGAATCGGTGGAAGTCAGAACCTTATTTACACGTCTGGATCGCGACTTGATATCGTCGCTGATGGTCAGTCGCTTTATCTCCGCACTCAGACGAACAATTACCTCTTGCTGGACTCCGCCGGCAACGTGGGCGTGGGGGTTAGCACTTTCGGAACTTCTGCTGCTAAGGTGCTTGGTCTTGCAAACGCTACCGCACCCAGCACTTCTCCCGCTGGCATGGGCCAACTCTACGTCGAAGCCGGTGCGCTGAAGTACCGTGGAAGCTCTGGCACTGTTACCACCATCGCTAACGCCTAATCCATACCACCATGATTACTCTCAACTGGATCATCGAACGCCTTCTCGTTAAGCCGACCGAAGGCAGTCTCACGGACGTTGTGATTACCGCCGACTGGCGTTGCAACGGCTCGCAGGATAACTACAGCGGAACCTGCTACGGCTCGTGCAGTTTCGCTCCTCCGAGCGAGAACTTCACTCCGTATCCCGACCTGACGCAGGATCAGGTTCTCGGCTGGTGCTACGCCAATGGCGTGGACAAAACCGCCATCGAAGCCAACGTCACCGCGCAGATCGAGAACCAGATCAACCCTCCGATCATCGCTCCGCCGCTGCCGTGGGCTCCTCCCGCTCCAGTTGTGGTTGCCGACGAAGCTCCGGTTGCCGATGCTCCCGCCGCATGATTCACATTGAACTGACTCAGGAGCAGGCCAATAGCCTCCTCCAGCTCATCGACATCGCCATCAAAGCCGGTGGATACCAGAACGCCAAAGTGGGCGTCCCGCTGGCCGACATCATCATCCAAGCCGCTCAACCAAAGCCCGAATGAAAAACTGGAAGACCACAGCCGGTGGCGTTGCCGTCCTGCTCGCCGCTCTCTCGGTCGGCATCAAGCAGATCATCGCCGGTGACATCGCCAACGCCATCGCCGCCATCACGGCTGGCGCCGGTGCCATGTTCACGGCGTTGAAGGCTCAGGACGCGAGCAAGGAGGACCAGAAGTGAAAGACCAGCTACGAGATCTCGGGATAAACATTGGTCTTCTCGTAGCTGGGTTCGCTGGTTCGCTCGTGACCGTCAAGAAGGACGGACACAAGGACTGGTTCACCACCCTGACCTCGTTGGCTGCCGGCACGCTGTCGGCCAACTATCTGACACCGCTCCTGGTGGATGCTTTCAAGATCCAGAACAGCAATACCCAGTACGCCGCGGCGTTCATCCTCGGCTTCCTCGGCCTGCACGGTGTGGAGTTCGTGATCGACAAGTTCCGCAAGAAGTGAAGATCAACACCGCCATCAACATGGTCGCCAACGGCATCCTGGCCGGCGGCGTCTCCGCGTTCATGGTGATGCTCTACCGCACCGGAGGGTTGGTGGAGCGCTTCCCGATGACCGGGAGTCTGGCGCTCCGACTATCGCTAGCAGGCACCGCGGCGGGCGCCCTGGCCAACTGCCTCGGGCAATCCACCCCGGCGGCATCTGAAATCCTGATGAACTGCGGCCTAGCCGGGATCTTTGTCTGGGCCTGCATGTTCCACGCGAAACTCATCAAACATGGACCCGCTTCTCAGCATCAGCCAAGGCCTGATGAAGGCTGCGCTCGACAAGCTGGTCGAGCAGAAGGACATCACGAGTGAAGACGGCGCCAAGGACCAAGCTCTTACCGCTCGTCTTGCCGCTCGCGTTGACGCTGCAGGGCTGCGGCCCGACCCGGGTGGTGCTGGTGCCACCGGGGGCTCCGGTGCGCCTGGCCGAGCCGGTGAAGGCTAAGGTCTGGGCTCGGGACGCCTCCGGCGCTATCGTCCAGAGCAGGAACCGCGTGATCATCCCGGAGGGCTGGTACGCCCTCCCGAAGGAAT